CTATATTGACCTTTTCCCATAGACTCCGCAGTAGTTGTGAATTGCTGTGGCAAAGCATCAATGAGTTCTTTAGGTAAGTTGGTAGCCATGATATTTTCCTTTAAACATTACCATTGTGTGTCATTGAGTCACCTCATCCGCTGGCAATGGTGTATTGCCCTCTGCAAGCCACTTTAGGTAGGCTTGATAGTCGGTGTTAGCGGGGTCGAATGGGATTGCCGCATTATCTGTTAGACGATTAACGCATGACATATCTTTAATTAGTTTATACATTTATAACTCCGAACTAAATTGTAAATATGCCGCATTTGCAGCACCGCCTCCAGCAAAAATAACAGCCCCTTGTCCTGCAGTGCCAGATGAACCCATATCTAAAGATAAAGTTCCACTATCAGTGCTGAATGACCCACTTACTGTTGTAATTGCTATGTTTCCAGTAGCGGTATTAATAATTAAATTTCCGCTATCAGTATTAATTGTAAAGGTAGGAGCAGACCGCATGGCTACTGGAAATTGAGCATAACCCCTAAAAATAGTTGCTGTTGCCAAATATCCAGCCCCCAAAGATGCTCCAGAACCACCAGATTTGTTTCTCCAAAAATACCGCTGACACAAAGCCAACTCAGTCCCAAAAGATCTGTAATCAAAGCTAGTTGCTGTTGAGCCTTTTTCTAGCTGTACGTTTGTAATATATAAAAACTCACCTAAAGAAGTGGTAGTTACATCTGACCAAATAAACAGAATAATGTTTGAAGTTGATGCTGTATCCACATTTGCTGTAACGCTATAAGTAGCAAAAGATGTAGTGACGTTTAAATTAGCAGGAGTGTTCTCATAGGTTGCATTAGCAATGAGTGTGGGATTAGTACCTTCTACTCCCCATGCAGAAATAATGTCTGAGGTAACAGTATCAGCAGTGCCAGACCAAGCTACGATTGCACACTTGATATTATCAAGGTTGGTTGTGGCAGAAACTTTTGCTTGAAAAGACACAGTTACATTTCCACCAATCGCATCAAAACAGTTTGCGTTTTCAATAATTTGAGCAATACCAAACTTCTTGTTTACTGTTTCTACATCTAATCCAATAGAGTATTTTGCACCTGTCGGGATGGTTGTTGTCTGCGTGACATCAATAATATCGTCCCCATCAGACAGAATATAAAACCTGTCCAATACATAAGTATCGTCATTGTTTGCACTGCCTGTAGAGGTAAAGGATGTGCCTCGCTGTGCTATATCCATTCCACCATTGATGATGCGGTTTTTGAAGCCGTTAAAATTGATGCCTGTGCAATTAGTAAGAATACCGCTTGTAGGAGTTCCAAGGATAGGCGTTACCAATGTTGGACTTGCATCCAAAACCATTTTTCCTGTACCAGTTACTGCGGATGTAAGTGTCGTTCCAGCATAAGCTAACGTAGGAATTGTTACCGTACCCGTAAAGGTAGGCGATGCAGTATCAGACTTTGAATTGACAGCAGTTGCAATATTGTCAAACTCAGTGTTGATCTCAGTACCTTTGACAATCTTTAAAGGGTCGCCAGAGGTAAGCGTATCCTTACTCGCAAAGTTAGTTGATTTTGTATAGGCTGTCATTTTATTCCTTTTAACTCAAACGACCATGTTTTGATTGAATTTCAATCTTTTGAATAGACAACTGAAGACCATTTATATCAGTCTCATATCCTGTTTGAACAATTTTCCCAGAACCCGAACCATTTGCTATCAATGTTTGCAATGCAACACCTTCAGAATAGTAAGCCACAATAGTCGCATTTGCACCATATTCTGCTGTTCCATACTCAGAAACACCTTGGGTAGGAATCAATACATTCTGAGACAAGTAGTTTGTCAAGAAGTCATATCCCCACTTGATCGTTACAAACTGATTGCTTCCACCAATCACAACAGCAGATATTTTTTTAATGATAGATGTTCTTGATACATCACCTAAGTCACTATGATTTGTATAGTAAGCAAATCTGTAAGATGAACCACCGTCTTGAAATCCTGTGTATTGAGCAACATATCCTGTTTTACCAATTAACAAATCACCATTACGTCTTGAACAAAAAGATTTTGGCAGTATTGAATCCCAAACTGTGACTCGTAAAGCACCATCAGGCAAAGAAACTTTTGTGTCAAAACAATATAATTGTTGATTGATAGGCAACGACAACAAATAAATTGCTTCTTTCTCAGAGTAAATTGATTTGACGTTTGCTAAAACTTCACTGCTAATTTTTGTCGATAAGTCTTTTCTAACATTTTTAGACAAATCTCTTTCAGGAGCAGACTTCTCTTGGATTGTTCTCATCAAGGAACGAATGCCAGAATTGGATAGGAAGATCACATCAGAACTTGTATTCTGAATACTGTCTCTAGCAATGCAACCAATGCTTTCTACTGTGTCACTCAATGACATTGATGCTGGTGTAGTGGCATTTTGATAAATCAGAATTTGACGTTTGCCAAAGATAAACAGGAATCCATTGTGTGCGGCAAGACCTGTGATTTCATCAGCACCATTTACCCACACACGATCTACATTTAAAGAACCAGCCGTACCTGTTGACCAAACATGACCAGCAATCAAGTCGCTAAAGAAAACAGTAGCATTGTTAGTTGTTGTGTTTGCCGCCCACAATCTACCAAACGCTGAAATGCAAATGTTTGCATCAGGAACAGTAGCTACATAACCCGTCTTTTCGCTAACTCTGCGATACGTTGTAGTGCTGACAGTTGGGTCATAGATCAAAGCATTAAAGCCCAACTGAAAGAAGTAGGTTACGCTATTTAGTGTTGCACATTGCCAGTTACTTGCGGTAATAGTAGGTGCAGTACCCCCACCACCATAAGTAAGTTCTGTAAGTACATTACTTGCGCCCAACTTAAAAAGTTTGTTGTTGCCAGTTAATAAAACAGTCAATGTCCCATCTGCCTCAACCATCTCATGTATGACAGTTACATCATTAGCGCCCAAATTACCTGTAGAAGAATTTAGCGCAGTCCAACCTTTACGTGAGCCAATACGACCATACTGGTCAATGATGCAATTTGTAGCAATCAAAGCAAATCCACTCTGCAAATTAAGCGGAGAATCTTGAGTATTTAGCCCATAAAATCCTGGGGCTGAAATACTAGCAATTTGCAGAGATTGGTTCATACTGCAACAAACTCCTGATTCTCAGGATAACGAGTACCTTCCAAAGCAATGTAATCAGACAACATGGTTTTGTATAACGAGTACGCATCAGAAGAAGTAAGTCCACCATCTTCACCACGCTCTACCAATGCACGAGCATAGGCATTCTGAGCCACCAGAGTGTCAGCAACAGCAACAACAGTTGCATCTGAGGTCAACGTAGCCTGTGGCACTGTCAAAGCAAACTTGATTGTGTAAACACCATCAGGTATCGGATAAAGATTTACCTTAGTGTTGTAGCTACCATCAACACCATCAAAGGCAAATTCTGTAGGTATTGAATTGACAAGTGGAGTGAAGTTTAGTTTGCGGTTCATGTCCACAAAACTGATGTTTGTAAGTCCGACATTGCTTGTGGTATTGATTACATCCATCACTTGAAACTTCTGACCAGCACCTGTCAAAGAATAGGATGCTGTAGATGATGCGGTAGTGACTGTAATGGTTTGACCCAACACATTCCATGCAAAAACATCTTCAATCTGACGTTTTGCATCATTGACAAACTTGCCAATTAGACTTGAATAAGATGTTTGAGCAACAGTAGAAACTGTTGATTCACGCAATCTTACGAGTACATCGTTAACTAGTTCAAGGTAGGTCATGCTCTACTTAACCCTTCTTCTTCAAATGTTGCTATAAAACTGAATGTGCTTCCAGATTGAGTAGTTATTTTTAACTTATCGCCTTCTTCAAAAACAATGTAGGCATTGCCATCAAACTGCAAGTAGTTTTTTGATGTGAAATCGTATTGAGTCAATATATCAAGAGTGGTATTAGCACTTGCGTCAAACCATTGAACAGTTATATGCTTGGTAGACCCACCTGTATTGTGTATATACATTACAGTAAATTTAGAGTAATAGCCAGTCGGACAGGTATATACCGTGGTATCTACCGCCGCTGTGGGACTAACTCCAACTGATAATGCTCTCATTTCGCCTTCGCCTTATTCCTGTCGGATATAGCTTTAGCTTTTGCCTTTGCGTCAGCCTTTGAGGTTGCACCCCATGCTTTTAACGAAAGAAGCAGTCTTGTCGGTTCACCATTCTTGTACTCAGCACCGCTATTACCAGCCATACGAGCCAAGAAACTTGCTCTACGGGGATTATCCCCTGACTTTACTGGTGCGTTGAGAGTACCACCAGTTTCCGCCTTATAAGATGCTCTGCCCTTGGAGTTCAT